CACGGAGATCCAGCGCGGCTTGGACATCGCGAAGGGTGCCCGCGCCGGCGACACCGCCGGTGCGTCGCTGCCGCACGGTGCGACCCTCACCGTGCAGGGCGTCGAGGGAAACCTCCCCGACCTGGACAAGCAGATCCGATACTACGACGAGCAGATCGGCCGGGTCGCGCTGACCAACTTCCTCAGCCTCGGCGGGGACAACTCGACCGGGTCGTACGCGCTGGGTGACACGTTCGCTGACTTCTTCACGAAGTCGTTGAACGCGGTCGCCCGGCAGGTCGCGACGGTGTTCCAGCAGCACGTCATCGAGGACCTTGTCGACGCGAACTGGGGCACGCATGAGCCGGCACCCCGGCTGGTGCCTCCGAGGATCGGCGCTGAGCACCCCGCTACCGCTGAGGCGATTCGGGCGCTGCTCGACTCGGGCGCGGTCCGGTGGGACCCGACTCTCGAAACGCATCTGCGCGCTCAGTTCGGGCTTCCTGTCCGGCCTGAGAGCGACGACCAGCAGGGCACGCGAGACGACCCACGTGCGGCGCGAGCCGTCGCCGAGACGGTCCAGAAGGTGTACCTCGGCGTCGGCCCGGTCCTCACTCGCCGTGAGGCGCGTGAGATCGCCCGTCAGGCCGGTGCCCGCATCAATCCCGACGAACTGATCCAGGAGGGCCAGTGACCACTCGAACTACTGCCGTCGCGCCGCCGCGCGCAGACGGTGAACAGGAGCGTCAGACCCGCCGGTACTGGGGGTCGATGGAGCCGCCGACGTCGAAGGCGGAGTTCTTCTCCGCTGTCACCGCGCCGGCGTTGGAAGGGTCGGAAGCGACGGTCGCGACGATCCGCATGTACGGCCCGATCGACTCGTACGGCGGCTGGTGGGGGATCTCCACCGAGGACGTCGCCCGTGTGCTCGACGCGCTGCCGACGTCGGTGGAGCAGATCATCCTCCGCATCAACAGTCCCGGCGGTGAGGTGTGGGAGGCGATGGCCATCCTCAACATGCTCGGCGCCCACCGAGCCCGCGTGACCGCAGTGGTCGACGGGATCGCCGCGTCGGCCGCGTCGTTCATCGCCGCGTCGTGCGACGAGACAGTCATGTCCCGCGGTTCGCAGATGATGATCCACTCGCCGTCCGCGATCGTCTGGGGCAACGCCGCCGACATGCGCAAGGGCGCTGCGTTCCTGGACACGCTCGAGGCTTCGATGATCGAGGTCTACACCGACAAGGCGGGGGAGAAGGACTGGGCGTCCCTCCTCGCCGACGAGACGTGGCTGACCGCCGCACAGACCGTCGAGCTGGGTCTCGCGGATCGGGTCGACACGGTGCCCGACGCGGGTATCGCTTCGACCGTCGGTGAGGACCCTGCCGATGACGAGGGCATGGTCGTGCTGCTCGTCGACGACAACCCCGAGGACGCGGTCAGTGACCGTATCCGTGCCGCCGCGGCGTCCGCGCGTGCGACGGCCCCTCAGCCCCCGAGCTCGTCCGAGCCGGGTACCCCCATCCGAAAGGAGACCGTCGTGACGAACGACGCCCCCACGGCTGCGGTCGACGAGCGGCTCGGCGCGCCCGAGCCCGAGGTGACGGCTCCTGCCGCCGCTGCGACCGCCGCCCAGCCCATCAACCCGGTGGCCGGACTGCCCGAGGGTCTGGTCGCGATCGACGCGAACCTGCTCGAGGAGCTGCGCTCGAACGCGCGCGCCGGAGCCGAGGCCCGCGCCGAGCAGGACCGTGCCCGCCGCGACGGCATCATCGCGACCGCGATCGCGGAGGGTCGCATCGCGCCGACCTCGCGCGACCACTTCCGTTCGATGCTCGACGAGAACGAGACGGCCACGGCCGCCGCGCTCGCGTCGCTGCAGCCGAACACCGCTCTCCCTGTCGAGGAGGTCGGGCACGCCGTCGGCGAGGCCCAGGCCGAAGACGCCTACCCCGCGCACTGGAAGCGCTGAGAAGGGAACATCATCATGGCCAACGAGTGCATCCCGGCGTACCGTCCGGGCGCCGATCTCACCGCGACCGCAGGGTCCGGTGGCGTGGTCGGCAAGACCTTCGTCAACATCTCGGCTGCGTTGGACGTCGCCGCGGGTACGCCGATCACGGTGGTCACCGCGACCGCTGCGGGTCTGAGCGTCGGTGTCGCTTCGCGTGACACCGCGGCGGGCGGCAAGCTCCACGTCCTCCGCAACCCGGGCGAGATCGTCCCCGTGACCGCGGGCGGCACCATCGTTCTCGGCGCCGAGGTCGAGATCGGCTCCAACGGGCGTGCCGTCACGCTCGCCTCCGGCAAGGCCCGCGGCCGCGCCTGGTCGGCCGGAACGTCCGGCAACGACGTCTTCATCGAGCTCTACTGAGAGAGGAGAGCAACATGGCACAGAACGCTGCCGCGTACCCGCTCGCGGCCCCCACGGTCAACGGCTCCACCATCACGGTGGAGACGATGTTGGCCCAGCCGACTCGTATCACCCGGTACCTGTCGGACATCACGCTCCGCAACTACATCAGCCCCCTGATCTTCTCGACGCCGGGCAGCGTCACGGGCGGGGCGGTCATCTACGATCAGCTCACGCTCAACGACCTGTTCCCGACGCGCGACGTGCAGGAGGTCGCTCCCGGTGCGGAGTTCCCGAACCTGATGTCGGACAACCCCGAGCCGAAGGTCGCGCCCGTCGAGAAGCACGGTGGCAAGTTCTTCGTCACCGACGAGGCTCGCGACCGCAACGACCAGGGTGTGATCCAGCGCGAGGGTCGCAAGGTCATGAACGCGATGGTGCGCCGCCAGGACGCTCGCGGCATCGCGATCGTGGACGCGGCGCTCGCGGCGTTCCCGTCGCAGGTCGTCGCCGGCACGAACTGGAACAACGTCGTCACCGGCGGTTCCAGCCAGTCGAACGCCGCGCTGTGGCCGGCTGCCGACGTCGCTCGCGTCCAGGGCCTCGCTGACAAGCAGGAGATCGGCGTCGTGATCGACACGCTCATCGTCAACCCCGACCAGGCGCTGCAGCTCCGCATCGTCTACGGCAAGGACCTGCCCTCGATGCTCGGGGACTACGGCATCCAGAACCTGGAGTCGTCGAACCGTGTCGCCGCCGGCACGGCGTACGCTCTCGCGGCGGGGCAGCCCGGCGAGATGCGTCCGGAGAAGGTCCTCTCCACGGAGACCTGGCGCGAGCCGGAGACGCAGCGCACGTGGGTGCAGAACGACGCGCGGTTCGTGTCGTACATCACCGACCCGTACTCGATCTTCAAGCTGACGGGGTTGGCGGGCTGATGGCCGTCCGTACCGTACGCCGCGGGTTCATCGTCTACGCCGCTGCCGAGGGTCGCCCGGTCACGGGTTACCTCGGCGACAAGGTCGACGTGCACGAGGACGACGTCGAGCGGTTCGACCGTCTCAACGGCGCCGAGGTCGACGACACCGAGGCGACCGCCGAGGTCACGGAGATCGAGGGCCCGGACGAGTCCTGGACTCACGAGCGGATCGACGCGTTCGCAGCCGAGTGGAGCATCGAGATCCCGTCCGACGGCAAGAAGGACGAGAAGCTCGCCGCGATCACTGCGGAGATCGAGAAGCGCACCGCCGAAGCCGAGGCCGGTTCGCTGACCTGATCCACATGGGGCGGTCCTGCGCGCATCATGCGCGGGGCCGCCCCGCATCCACACCACCCGCAGCGTCGTGCGCTTCACCTGCGCGCGTTCAGCGGTGCTGGCAGTAGTTGGGCGGGTCGCCCGTCCTGATCGCTCTACGGGGCGCACACCGATGGAAGGGCGATCATGGCTGACGGCATCACGCACGAAGAGTTCACGAGCGATGAGGACCTCGGGCGGGTGCTGCTGCTGCGAGCGTTCGATATCGCCCCGCAGCTCCGCACGGTCGAGGACGAGTCCGAGATTAAGAAGACCGCCATCGCGGTTCTCCGTCGTGTCGCGCAGCGTGCGACCGAGGCCGGTGCTGGTGCGGTCGAGTCGCTCAGCCGCAACGGAACGAGCATGAAGCTGCGTGATGTGGGCGACGCGTTCCACGCCCGCGACATGCGTGACCTTCGCCTCATCTTCAACATCCCCGATCCGGCGCATCCTGGCCCGGTCGGGAGCTTCCCGCCCGCGGGTGTCATCACCCGCCTGTGGCCGGAGGTGCCCCGGTGATCGGTGGGACCGCGTTCTGGTTCCCCCACGCCGTCACCGTCGAGGACCCCACAGGGTCGACGGGAATGGGCGGCGGACACGCGACCCCCCGCACCGTGGACGCGGAGGTGAAGGACGAGCAGCGGCTGATCCGCACCGCGGACGGGTCGCAGGCTGTGTCTTCCACGACCGTCACCGTCCCCCTCGATGCGGGTGTCGTCGCGGGCGCGCTCGTCACCGTGTGGGCGGGCACCGCACACGAACGCACATCCACCGTTATCGCGGTGGAGCGGGACGAGAACCCGCCACCGTTGCCTTCGCACCTGATCCTCTCGCTCGAGTGAGGAGCCCCCCATGCCATCCAAGATCAACAGTGCCCGCCTGACCGCGATCGAGCAGGCCGCGCAGGACGGTCTCAAGGAGGCCGCGCGGCAGGCTCTCGCAGACGCACGTGCCAGGGCACCGAAGGACACCGGCAAGCTCCGCAGGTCCGGCCGAGTGGTCGTCGACGACGTCGGCGCGACCGTGCGGTTCACCGCACCCCACGCCTACCTGCAGCACGAGAACCTCGACTACCAGCACCCCGACGGGGGTGAGGCGAAGTACCTGGAGAACGCGGTGTTCGACGTCGACCTCGCCACGATCCTCGCCGCCGCGATTGACGGGGCCGACGGTGGATGACGCGACCCTGACCCTCCGTATCTGTGAGCTGCTCGGCATGGTTCCCACGTGGGAGTGGCGCCCCGACGGTCCCGCCTACACGGCCACCGAGACCGCGATCTTCTACGGTGCCATCGCCGCGACCCCGGACGCTGCGATCGGGGTACGCGTGTACGGCGCTCTCGACGACTCCCCCCGCCACGTGTACGGGCGGCGGGCGCAGCTCCGCTTCCGGGGCCGCAAGAACCAGCGCGACGCTGCGGACCGGATGGCCGGTACCGCGTTCGCCGTGCTCGACGGTCTTCCCCGGGTGGGGGGGATCAGCGGCATCCGCCGCTTCTCGTTCGGTCCGAGCGTGACCGACGACAACGGCCGCGAGGAGCGGACCGACAACTACAGCATCATCCTCGACAACCCGGAGGCATCATGAACAAGGTTCCCCTTCCCGTTGGCACGGCGCTCGGTAAGAGCTTCGAGCACGGGCTCGACATCAACCTCGGCACCTACTCGGTTCCGATCTGGCAGCCGTTCCGCCGGATCTCCGGGTGGGCTCCCAGCTTCCCCCGTGTCACCACGGACGTCACCACGTACGACGACATGGGCGACACCAACGAAGCGGTGTCCGGTCGCACCTTCTCCGCGGCGTTCACCGCGCAGGGCAACCGGTCCACGATCACCGGCAAGCTTCTGCCCGAGCTCGACAAGATCATCCACGCTTCCCGCGCGAAGGGTGAAGCCGCGGTCCTGGACGTGCGGTTCTACCACAAGCCCGAGACCGGCACCCCCGACCCCGACGACGCCGGCCGTGCGTTCGTCACCGTCGAAGCGACCCGCCAGAACACCGGCAACAGCGAGTCCGAGGTGTACTCGATCACGCTGTCCGGCAAGGGCGCGTACGAGCCGATCACGAACCCGTTCACCGGGTGGGCGGCGACCGCACCGGTCATCGCGTCGGTGACCCCGGAGGGCGCGAACGACGGCGACCTCGTCACCATCAACGGCACCGGGTTCACCGGCGCGACCGCCGTGTCGTTCGCTGGCACCGCGTCGCCGGAGATCGCCGTGATGAACCCCGCCACGATCGTCGCGATCCTCCCGAACGGTGACGCTGGCAACGTGCCCGTGATCGTCACCACGCCCGGGGGCGCGTCGGCCGCGTTCACGTTCACTCGCGGCGCGTGAGCGGCGTCGACTTCGCCGCGTGGGCTGAGCCGAACCTCATCCTCACGCTGGGCGGACGCACCTACACCGTGCGTCCGCCCAGCGTCGCCAACGCGGGCAAGCTCCTCGCGCTGGCTGTCCGCGGCGAAGTCGAGCTCGGCCTCGCGAAGGGACCAATCCCGGCGGGCGTGCAGGACGTGCTCGACAGCATCCACCCGGACGACCACCCTGCGCTCGGCAAGGTCCACGCGCAGCTCGTCGCCGACGGTGTGTCCCCGACGACGATCAACCGGATGGGGTACTACGGGATCTTCTACTGGGCGCGCGGCAAGGAGTACGCCGACTGGCTCGCCGTGACCCTGTTCACACCGCGGGACGTGTCGACTGGTGCTGACGATGGGGAGGATGAGCCCGACCCAAAAGGGTGATCACGGCCGCCGACATGGCCCCCTGGGGTGTCGGCGAGCCGGACGAGGAGGGCTGGTATCCGGACTACCGTCCCGGGCACCCGCGGCCCGAGGCCGCCCCCGCCCCCTCGAAAGCGACAGCCGAGACCGGCATCGACGTGACGCTCGTGTGGCTCGTGGAGCACTGGCGGCTCGTCCTCGCGGACCTGTCGCTGCACCACGGCATCGACCTCTACGCCGACCGTTCACGCCCCTGGCCGGGCGTGCGCACGGCGATCTTCTCGCTCCTGGACTGGGACACCCGACTCCGGAGCGCACTCACCACCCGGAGGTGATCTGCTCGTGAACAAGGTCACCGTCGCCGTCCTCGAGGCGCTGTTCACCGCGAACACCGACGACCTCGCCCGCGGTGAGAAGGCCGTCAAGGCGACCGGTGACCGCATCGAGAAAAAGCCCATCAAGGCCAAGGTCGACGCGGACACTAAGGGCGCGGTCGAGGGGATGAAGCAGGTCGAGGACGCCGCACGTCGCGTCGTCACGGCGAAGACGGTCGCCACCGTCGACGCGAACATCGAGCGCGCCGAGAAGCAGTTCATGCGCCTGTACGAGCGGGTCGACTACCTTCGCTCGATCCAGCCGGAGATGCAGGTCGATGCTGACATCGCCCGTGCGGTGAAGCAGATGGAGCGGGCACAGAAGCAGCTCGAGGGCCTCCGCGGCGCCCGCGCCGTGATGGAGGTCGACGCGGACACGCAGCCGCTGCAGGAAGCTACGGACGGGGTCGGTAAGGCCGCCGGCGCGAAGGTCGGCGCGGATGTCGAGAGCTCTCTCGTCGCTGCGCTCACCGCGATCCCGATCGCCGGTGGCATCCTCCTCGCGGGCACCGCGATCGGGAAGGCTCTGGTCGGCGGCATTCAGGCGGGCATGCAGGTCGAGGTGCGGCAGGACCGTCTCGAAGCTCTGACCGGTGTCAGCGAGGCCGACGCGCGCCGCCTGGCCCTCGCCGCGGGTGAGGCGTACGCGTCGAACTTCGGCGCGTCGATCGAGTCGAACATGACCACCGCCCGTCTCGGGTTGCAGTTCGGGATCCTCGATCCGGCCGCCACTACCCGCGACGCGCAGAAGACGATCCAGGGTCTCGCGGGGATCGCCGACGTTCTCGAGGAGGACGTCAAGCCCACGGCCACCGCCGTGGCGACGCTCCTCCGCACCGGCCTGGCGAAGAACGCCGAAGAGGCGTACGACATCATCGCCGCCGGCGCCCGCAACGGGCTGAACCGCAACGAGGATCTCCTCGACACGCTCACCGAATACCCGGTGGTGCTGCGCAAGCTCGGCCTGTCCGGCTCGGAATCGCTCGGCCTCATCAACCAGGGACTGCGGGCCGGAGCACGCAACACCGACGTCCTCGCCGACGCGCTCAAAGAGTTCCAGATCCGCGCCACGGACGGGTCCGACTCGTCCGCTTCGGGCTTCCAGCGTCTCGGACTGGACGCCGAGGAGATGACGGCGAAGATCGCCCGCGGCGGCGCCGACGCCCGCGACGGGCTCGACCAGGTGCTGCGCAAGCTCCGCGAGACCGAAGATCCGGTGCAGCGAAACGCCGCCGCCGTCGAGCTGTTCGGCACGAAAGCGGAGGATCTCGGAGACGCACTGTTCTCCCTCGACCTGTCCACCGCTGTGGACCAGCTTGGGCAGGTCAACGGGGCCGCGCAGCGCATGTTCGACACTCTCGCGAACAACGACGCCGCGAAACTCGAGACAGCGAAACGGAACATCGAGACCGCGGTCGAGGGGATCCAGGGCGCCCTCGCGGCCGGGTTCTCAGAACCGATCAGCGAAGCCTCGGAGTGGATCTCTGAGAACCGTGGGCCGGTGCTGCAGTTCTTCAGGGACCTCGCCAACGGCGCGCTGGACGCCGGCGTGGGATTCGTTGAGGCGGCCGCGTCCGGCACTGAGGCGTTCGGGGAGTTCGTGTCAGGGCCGCTCGCGGACGCCGCGGAGGGTGTCGCCGTTCTGCTGCGTTGGTTGCAGCAGTACGAGCAGGCCGACGGCGTCCAGAAGATGGTCGACGACATGCGTGGCTTCGACGACCAGACACAGGTCGCGGCCGACAACATGCGGACGAACCTGTTCGGCGCCATCGAGGGGGCCAGGGACCGCCTCAACGAGTTCGCCGATCCGGCGATCAACATGGCATTCCTCAGCGACGCTGCACAGCGCACCGCGTCGGCCGTGGCCGAGCTCGGGTCGGAACACTCGACTCTGCACGAGCAGATCACGAACGTCGTCGGTGCGATGCGCGAGGAGCTGGAAGCTGCGGCCGCCGCTGGTGAGTCGCAGGACCAGCTCACCGAGAGGTACAACACCACCACGCAGGCGCTCGTCGATCAGATGGTGCAGATGGGGTACACCGAGGAGCAGGCGCGGCGCATCATCGGCACGTACGGTGCGGTGCCCGAACTGGTGAAGACCACGTTCGAGGCGAACACCGCCCCGGCCGACACTGCACTGCAGGCGTTCATCGACCGGTGGAACAACCGGACGCTCACCGTCGATGTCGTGTCGCAGGCGCGCATCGGTGGCGGCGAAGCTCCCCGAGTCGGCCCGCTGCTACCGAACGCGCGTGGGAACGTGCTCACGCCCATGTCGGGGCGGTCAGCGACCGTCGTGCCCCCGAACACGTGGCGTGTCGTCGGTGACCGGATGGACGTGTCCGAGATCTTCGCGCCGCTGGACGGCTCAGCCCGGTCATGGAGCATCATCGCGGAGGGTATTCGTCGGATGCCGGGCGTGATGCCGATGGCCGAAGGTGGAGTACTTGGTCCGGCGTCAGCCGGTGTCCCGTCGGTGAGCATCGGGGAGATCGCACCACGGGTCGACCTGTCCCCGAGTGAGGTCGAGCTGCGTCGAATGATCGACGCGGTTGTCCGGGAGTGGGTGGAACGGAACTTCGGCCAAGGGGGTCTGGGATGACATCTGGTCTGACCGCTCGACTCCTGACGTTGGAGATGACGGGTCGCCGGTTCGACTGGCAGCCGGGGATCTATATCCGTTCGATCGAGGGGATCGATGGCGGCGGCGACGTCTCATCCCAGACTGTGCCTCGCGGGTTCGGTGTCGGATCGTACGATCTCGACAACGTCCGGGACACGCCCCGCCTCATCACGGTGACGGCGTTCGCCTACGAACGCAGCGACTGGGCGCTCCAGCAGCGCGCGGACCAGCTGTCGCGGGTGCTCGCAGAGGAAGAGTCCAGCGGCTGGTTCACGTGGCAGAAGAACGGGCAGGCGCGACGAGCTCTCGTTCGACGTAACCGGTTTCCCGAGCCGGTGCGGCGACGCGGTGATGACGCGATCATGGACTTCTCCCTCGGGCTGCGGGCGTCGGACCAGCGGATCTACGCCGACTCGGTCACCTCCGGGTGGGGCTCGGTCATCGAGGTGGAGAACCGTGGCGGATACCCCGCGCCTGTGGTGATTGACGTTCGCGGCTCGAGCGGCAGCGGGTACACGATCACCGGACCTCGGTCGAAGATTGTTCAGGTCACTGCATCGATCACCGCCGGAACGGGCCACACGTACGACGCTGACCTCGGCATCCTCTCGATCGGCGGCGCCCCGCAGGTGCTGGGTGTGAACCGTTCGGACCGGGTGGAGATCCCGTATGGCCGGCACCAGTTCTCGGTGAACAACGGGTGCGAGCTGCGCGTGAAGTACGCGGACACCTGGGCGCCGTAGGAGGTTTCGAATGCGGGTCACCTACCGGCTCCACGAGCTCACCACGGGGCGGCCGTTGAGTATCCCTGTGCACGCGCCGGGGCGTTGGTCGGACTCGCTGAGTCAGGGCGGCACCGGCAGGCACGACATCGTCATCCCCACCGTGTCGGCGTTCACCCCGGATCAGTGGCACGCGTCGACGTTGCAGTGGTGGCACGTCATCGTGGAGTACTGGGATGGGGTGCCGGCGTACGCGGGCATCATCGTTGACAAGCACTGGTCGCCGCGCCGGCAGACGTTGTCGTGCGATACGCGGACGGTGGCGGCGTTGCTGAAGGATCGGTTCCCGTTCGGGATCGGGTCGTTCTTCTCGACGACGTTCGGTGTGTCGTCGGTGAGTCTGCGCGCCGCGGTGAGCGCGGTCGTGGCGCGTGTGGCGGGCGATATCAGTGTCGCGCCGCCGCAGTCGTGGGCGTTGCCGTTCGACTTCCCCCACCTGGGGGAGGCGGGGAGCTTCACGAGGCAGTTCGAGAACGAGGACTGGCGTACGGCGGACGAGATCATCTCCACGATCCAGAAGCTGCCCGCGGGACCTGATCTCGCGTTCATCCCGAAGGTCGGTGGAAACGGGTGGCTGCGGTGGGATGTCCTCGCTGGCGACCCGCTGATCCCGGGGCCGACGGTGGACTTGCCGTTGTCGGTGCGGACGTCGCCCGCGTCGGACGTGGTGATGCACGAGTACGGCAAGGACATGATCTCTGGCCTGTTCGTCCGCGGTGAGGGTCTGGACGACCGGCGCCCGTTCGGTGAGGCGGGTTCTTTCGCGGGCCCGCCGATGGCGGTGCGGGACGTCGCGAAGCATGAGGTCGGGGAAGACCTTGACTTGGACGGTATGGCCGCCGCCGGGTTGGCAAAGAACAGGTCCCCGATCGAGCAGTTTGAGATCGGGGCGCTGCGGGTGGGTGACGGCCCCGGCGCGGTGCCCGCGTCCAGCGTTCGATTGGGTGCCCGGTTCAACGCCCGCTACTCCGGTGACGGGTACATGAACGCGTTTTCGGAAGAGACCCTGTACGTCACGGGCATGTCGCATACATCGTCACGCCCCGACTTCGTTGCCCCGGAGGTGATGAACGTATGAGCACCCCCGACCCGAACTACCCGGCGATCCTCCGACGGCTCGAGCAGGTGGAGCAGCTGCTGCGGTCCAATCCGCTGCGGTCCGCGTCGGTGCGGCGTGGGGTGACGGAGTGGAAAGAGAACTCGACTCTGCTCATCACCGATTCGAACCTTGAGGTCACCGGGACCGCTTCAGTGTTCGGGGTCCTCCGAGTCGTCGGGACCGCGATAGTCGAGGGCCTCGGGCGTCTCGTCGTGAACAGCCTCATCGACCTCCTCGGGTCCATGCGGGTGCGTGGCGGTGGAAGCATCATCGTCGAGGACGACGGGACGATCGTCGTGGGTGAGGGAGATGCACAGGTCGTCATCGACGGTGCGACGGGGCGGATCACTGCGGGCGATCTTGTGATCGATCCGACCGTGTCCGGGGGAGCCGTGACGTTCGCGAATGGTGCGCAGGTGTTCACCGACGCGGGCACGATCCAGTTGTTCAAGGGCAACAGTGTGGCGCAAGTGAGCGACGATTACGCGCGCATTCAGCATGGCGGAAACGTCATCGAGATCAACGGTGACGGAGCACGCGTAAGCCTGGGAGCGATCGAGAACGCGACGAGCACAGACGGCCTGCACTGGCTGGCTATCGAGACTGCAACCGGACGCCTACGGCGAGTGCCTCCCGGCGTAGGCGGCCCGGGGACGGGCGACTTCGACTGGCCGTTCCCGCTGTCTACGAAGACCTACGGTTTCCGCCCGCCCGACCGTCCCACACACGACGGGGTCGACCTCGCCGGCCCGGACGTAACGGGGCAGGTCATCCCGTCCGCCGGTCGCGGCGTCGTGACCTTTGCCGGGGGAAACGCGGAAACCGGATACGGCTACTACGTCATCGTCAACCACGGCACCATCGACGGCGTAGCAGTCGAAACGCTCTACGCGCACATGGCGACCCCGCCCACAGTGACGGTCGGGCAGATCGTCGCAAAGGGCGCGCCGCTCGGCCCTGTCGGTGACACCGGCAACAGCTTCGGTGACCACCTGCACTTCGAGGTGCGCCTAGACGGTACCCCCGTCGATCCGGAGCCCTGGATGGCTGCGCACGGCGCCTAACGGATCGGGCAGTAGTCGTTGCTTGCCGCGGTCACTAGATCGCGGTTCGCGCCCTCGGGGATATCCCCGGTGAGCGCCAAGATGCTCTCCTCGTCCACGCCGGCGGCGAGCTGATCGCACGTGTAATCGGACGCCGTCTTGATCTGGTCCGCCATCACATCGACGCCGTAGCTCGCGACCGTGAGCTGGATCGCGGTGAGCACGGCCGTCGCCTTCGTCGGCGGCGCCGGTGTGGTGGACACCTCGACAGGCGTGGGAGCGGCGGGCGTGGGCGTGGCGACAGTCTCGGCCGGTTCGGCGACGCGCTCCGATGTGATCGGTGCCGGCGCGGCTTCCGTTTCGTCCGATTCTGCGGTGCACCCGGTGAGCAGGAGCAGGACCGCGGCGGCTGTGGCGGCGAGGGTCGTGCGGTTCATCGGTCGGTCTCCGTGTTCACGTACTGCTCGAGCGCGCGTCGGATGACGTCGCTGAGGCTCTCGCCCTGCTGGTCCGCGCGTTCCTTCGCGGCCTGCCAGATGTCGTCCGCGATGCGGACGTTCCGTAGTGGCGTGTTTCCCATGCCGCGAATGTACCCACACCTATACCTACACGCAAGAGTCACGAAAGGGCGTGCCCGCATGGCATGGCGCAACGGCTACATCCCCGAGGGTGACCTGATCATCTTCAACCGCGGGTGGAACAGCACCGACGGGCACTGGTATTGGGGTCTCACTCCGGCCACGTACACCCGTCACCTTGCCCTGGTGGCGCGCGCGAAGGCCCGCACGGGTCGCACGCTCGAGCCGGGCGATGGGTGGTCGACGGTGCGCCCGTACGACGCGCAGGTGATCGCTCGCCGCCGGTACGGGATCGGCGCCGCGGTGCCGGGGACGTCGTCGCACGGCGGGTTCTGGGAGGGTCGGGAGACCCTGGCGATCGACTACTCGAACTGGTCGTGGGTGTACGGCGGCGACCGGGCCGCGTTCTACGCAGACTGCCGTGCCGTCGGCCTGGCCCCGGGGATGATCGAGCCGCGCCGCGGCTACCCGGACGAGCCGTGGCACGTCATCGACCTGAACCCACGGTCTGGTGCGCCCGCACCGTCCGTCGACAACGCGACACCGATCCCGAAAGGACCGCTCATGGCTCTCTCCGACGCCGAACAGGCCGAACTGCTCAACAACACCCGCCAGGTCTACAACGCCCTCTTCAAGGGCGGCGAGTCGATGGACGACCAGGGACGTCCCGTGGCGTTCTCCCTCAAGAACATCACCGAGTTCCTCGACCGGATCGACAAGCGCATCCTGTCGCTGTACCAGGCCACGTTCGACGGCGGCCCGTCGATGCCCGACAGCGGGAAGTCCATCGGGACGTCGCTGGCCGAGCTGCGCGCGGAAGTCGCTGCTCTCCGTGAGGCGGTCGGCGGCAAGTCGTGATCCGCTGGCTCGCCACGGTCAGGCGGCGACTGAACGGGGTCGACGTCGCGCAGCTCCACGCGAAGGCGTGGGGTGGGGCGTGGGCGGTCGCCCTGTTCCTCGTCACCCCTCGGGTGCTGGGGGACGCTCTCGGGCCCATCCTCGTCGGCTCGCTGTGCGGGCTGATGCTGGTCGGCGCTGTTGTCTCCGCTTGGGGCCTCGTCATGGCCGCACGTAGCCGGGACGAGCCGCTGCGCACCGCGCTCCCGCGGACGGTGCAGGGCCTGCTGGTGGAGTTCTTCGGGGTGATGCTCATGATGATCGCGCTCGTGCTGTACGCGCTCACGCAGGCCGCGTTGAGCTTCGGTCCTGAGGGGGCTCAGCGGTTCGCGTTGTGCTTCCTCGCATTCTTCACGGCGGCGATGGTTCTCGGTCGTGCGGTGTCGGTGCTCCACCGGCGCCGGAAGGAGATCGCCGCCGCCCGCACCGCGGGAGTGGTCCTGTGACCCCGGCGGAGATCGGGTCGATCATCCAGACGTTCGGGCCGATCTTCACGCTCGTCGGCCTGGGCGTCACGGGCGGGTTCATGGTCCGCGCGGAGCGGGAGCGTCGCCGCGCCCGCCAGGACGTCACCCCCGAGTCGGTGAACGAGACGACCCGGATCGGGAACGAGTTCCTCACCGGCCTGCTCAAGGACGCCCGCGAGGAGCGGAAAGAGCTGCGGGACACGATCCGTCAGCTCACCGAAGACGGCACGACGAAGGACTCCGTCATCCAGACCCTGCGTTCCCTGGACGAGCGGAAGACGAACCAGATCGCCGTGCTAGAGCGGCGCGCGGAGATGGCGGCGGCGAAGCTGCGCGCCGGTATCCCGCTCATTCTGGCCGACATTCTCGGGCCGGGTGCCGAGCTTGAGCAGGAGCTCGGGCTCGGCGACATCGAAGACACCGTCACCACTCACTGACCCTGGCATCCCGCCGGGGTCTTCCTCTGTCCCGGAAGGACACCCCATGCTTTCGAACCTGTCGAACCCGCTCTGGTGGAAGGACGCCGCGCTCCGCGCCACGTACACCGCTCTGGCGATCGCACTGCCCTACCTGGGGGCGGCGACGCTGAACGCGGTCCCGTGGCTCACCGTGGCCCTGGCGGCCGCTCTCGGCTTCGTGACGTCGCTGCTGACCAGCCTCGCCGGCCTCCCCGAGGTGGAGGGCGTGCATCTGCCCTGGTGGCTCGCCGCTGTCGAGCGGGTCGTGAAGACGTTCGCGCAGTCCCTCGTCGCCGGTTTCGTCGGCGCGACGCTCATCACCGACGTCGACTGGGCGTTCGTTCTGCAGGCTGCGGCTCTGGCCGCGCTGACCTCGCTCGTGCGTCTGATCCTCGCCACTCTCCCCGCCGATCCCACGAGAGGTGACTCGACGCGGCTGAGCGGCACGATGCGCGTGCAGGGCAGCGGTGTCACCGTGCAGGAACCGGTGACGTTGATTGACCCGCACAACCCGGGCAACTTCGACCGCCCCGGCGCGCACAACCAGCCGTGATTCGTTTCCTTGCCGCGGCGGTCCTGCTCGTGTGGACTGTCGCGGCTCTCACGTACCCGGCTTTCACCCGCGTCACCCGGCCGTAACCCACGGCATCACCCTGCCGCCGTCACCCCGCCGGGTGAGGGCTGAGAGGAGCGCCCGATGGGGCTGCAATTTGTCACGTTCCGGCTCTCCGACTTCGGGTGGGGGAGTTTCCTTACGCGGTCTCCGAGGGG